TTGATAGAACTTCTGCTTTGGCATCATTAGATAAGAATGGAGGAAGTGCATCTGCATCATTTTCTAGTTTAGTTCCTTTATCTCTACGCTGTATTGCAGAAACAACTTTAGATGCGGAATAACTTCGAGGATATGAATATTTTTTAGTATCTAATAAATTTACATTAGTGGCGAAAGAGTCAATGCTTTTCCATCTAGCCCAATTTTCTGGGTCTTTAAATGAACCAACAATAGCATTCCAGCCACTATAATCACCAACGATATTAATATAATCTCCAGCAACCACACCATATATTGCTTTTACTGGAGATGGTGTAGGACTTACCATAATACCAACATTATCAGCCTCAGCATCTTTAGCAAAGACCTTTAAGATATTAACGGAACTTTCTGCGGTTGCTTCCCGACCATCAGCATAAGCATGTTTAGTTTTTTCTTTTTGTGGATCAGAAACCAGTACAACTACATGATCGCACATATCAGAATAATACTGAATCATTTTCCACTGATTATGATTCGGTGGACGAAATGCTCCAGCAATTAATGCAACTGTATTTTTTCCATCATTGGGTAATTTTGGCATTTTTAATCTCAGTTAGTTACTCTTATAATACCAAGTTTAATAAAAAAGTCAATAGTAAAAGGTAAAATAATTTTTACTATTGACTTGGGAAACTATTCTACTTATTTCTTATTTGCTAATCTTTTCTTCAAACTTTCTTTGATAAGTTTAGCTGTATCTTTGCGAGAACTGGATTCTTTAATAGTTTTCAGTTTACGATTTTTGATACGTTCACGAGCTTCTTTGATAATTTCTTTTCGTTTAGTAGAAGAAACTTTTTCTTTCATTGTTGCTTTCTTTTCAAGATGTTTGCGAATACGAGCTTTGAGATCATCATTGCCAGCTTCGTCAATAATTTCTTCATCTTCATCAGTTTCTTTCTTTTCGTCCATAAACTCATCTTCAAATTCTTCAACTTTTTCTACTTCATCAACAAGACCGAGAATAACTTTAGCGGCATCAGCGACATCAATGAGTTTCATTAAAGCATCTTTCAATTCTTTAGGAGTAGCTTCTTTGGCATCTTCAACTTTATCTTTATCGTCATCTTTTTTAGCTTCTTCAACTACTTCTTCAGTTTCAGTTTCTTCGGAAGCTTCTTTGACGATTTCTTTTTCATCTTTATCGTCTTTCTTTTTAGCTTCTTCAATTATTTTTTCGTCCTGATCTTCAACAGATTCAGCAATCATAGAAACCTTTCCCGTTTCAACGATAGCACCATCTGCATTTTCAACGGATTCCAAAATACTAGCAAGTTGACCATCAGATTCGCTGAGAACTTTAGCACAGATTGACTTCACTTTTGACTTTTCCATTTTCTTTTTGTCCTTATTTTTGGTTAAAGATTGTCGAGTTGGCGTAAAAACAGCCTCAGGCGAACTCGGATCGGCACTAATAATCGGACCCGAAGACGTTGTTGCTGGCATCGCTTCTTCTTTTTTAATTTTAGATTTTTCCATTTACAAACCTAATTGTTTTATATTATTTATAAAATTCGCTCACGTTTTTAAATCAATATGAATCCAGCCTCTTTTTTCGGTTTAGTTTTCTCCTTTATTTTCTTAGGATTTTTGATGTATTTGGTAAAAACATTGCTTGTTTGTTTTATATTCTTAAACAAAAATAGATACATTTGCTTGGGAGTCCACTTTCCCTGATATTTGTTTAGTATACTTATTAGTGGAGTTAGTTCGTTACGCATACTTGCAATCCTACATAACATGAAGTTACTACATATCTTATTAAATTCTGGCTCTAAATGTAGAGTTCCACCACTTTTCTTAGTTAAAATATCACTGAAAATATCAAAGCTCGATTTTATCATATTTTAATTTTCCTTATAGTTAGTTACTATTATAATACTCTTTAAAATTTAAAAGTCAAAAATTTTATAAATAATAGAAAAGAACAAATTAATTTACAGGAAATATAAAAATGACTTTACTGTATAGAATTGGTCATTCAACAACTAATCCATCTGATCAATTGGTTTATAATAATAAACTATCTCCACTATTAAATAAATCAAATAATATTTCAGATTATTATTTAGGTAAACCATTTACAACTGTTGGTGATTTTGAAATTAATTCATTTATTCATTCAACAGCTGGTGGATTTTGCACAATAACAAAAACCCCAGGATCAACGCTACTTTTAGCTGGTGGACCTGGTTCTGCCGATGATGGTGTTGGTTCAGTATATACAACACACACATTATCACAGTTAGCTGGTAGTAATATATTAAATTATGATTCACTATATGGTGGCACTTTAGAATTTGATATTAGCCATACGACTAATTCTAATGGCGTAACTATTTATTTATATTGGAACCCAACCGGATATGCTGAACATAGCGGATATACTGGAGGGGATAATATACACAATTTTGGTAATAACCCATCAGGAAAAATAAATATTTCAGTACCTAATGGATTTTTAGATGCAACAAACTGGTTTGGTTTTTCATGTAATACTAATTCAGATAAGTCAGCGGATTTTCATATATATATAAATCAAATAACACTAATAACATCAAATGGAATTAGAATACCGTTATTGTCCGACATAACAACATATTCTGATAGTAACTCTCAGGGAGATGATGGTAATGGGTGGGCTGATATAGCCAATACAGGAGAAATTTCAACCACACTTTAATTTTATAAATAATAGAAAAGAACAAATTAATTTACAGGAAATATAAAAATGGCACTTCCATATCCAACTTTAGCAGATGTAAAAGTTAATGCTTCTGAGTATCCAACGGATCAGGTATTGAATCGTGGAACATCTCGGCTATTAGCAAATGACTTAGATTTATATGAAGATTTAATGACCGTATCTGGAGATGTTGATGATTTAGAAGTTGTTGTTGATGCTATTAAAACAATTAATAGACATTATCTTACAACTGGACAATATGCACAACTTCCAGAAATAACAAGTGTTAATGATAAAGATGTAGTTGCAATTATAGTAAACTCAACCAAAGTTGATGATGTTTACATAAACCCATATGGGGTACAAAAGATAATGGATCATGCTGGTCCACTACAAGCATCTGATAGTACGGAAGATTATAGATCATTAATGTTAATGGCGTGTCTAACGACTCTTTCTTGGATAATGGTTGGTGGTATAAATACTTGGGAAGAGGTTTCATCTATACCAATTGCGATAGATGAAACTACAGTTACAATAACATAAAGCATAAAGGATATTATGAAAACTATAGTATGTTGGGCGTATGATGCAGACACAAAAGAATTTAGATATAAAGCAATAGCTAAAACTATTAATGGTAAAAAACTATTACCAAAAAATACAACTTTAACTGAATGCACATTAATCCAAAAAGATGGATTCGCTAGAATTTTTTCTAATAAAACTTGGGTGTATGTTGAAGATCATCGTTCTGAAACGACATATAACAAAAAAACCAAAGAAAAAATCATTATTAAAAAGCTTGGTAATATTCCAGAAACATTGACAAAAATAAAACCGACAACCGAATATCATAAATGGAACGGAACTAAGTGGATTGTTGATACAACTAAAGAAAATAAGTTAAAAATTATTAATAAAATTATACCCAACATAGATAAAGAAACCGCTATTGAATTATCTAGTGGCTTAACCTTTGAAGGAAATATCTTTCCTCTAATCGGTGATGCTTATGCTTATAATATGACTGGAGCAACTGCTTATGTAATTGGTCAATCGACTGGTGGACGTGAGTTACTTGACATTACTGGTAACTATGTTAAAGTTAAAAGTATATCTGGATTAGTTTCACTTGGTGATAGTACAGTAACTTCAATAGTAAAATCTGCTGTTGATGAGAAAATTGCTTTACAAAGTAAAACTACTTCACAACTTATTGAAATTTTAAATTCGTATGAGTAACCTTATCGGGTATAAATTGTTCATATTAGATAAAATTATCACCAATAGGGTACAATTTTATGAATAAAGATATCCTTACAATAATAAGCAACAAGCTTCTAATGGCTATACAGTTTGAAGACTTAGTTGATTCGGTTGAAACGCCTAAACTAAAGAGAATTTTATCTAATATTGCTAAACAGGAAGATCTCATCTTAGATAAAATTATGACTTATGCTAAGAGTAAAGAAGTAGAAATTCCAAAGTCCGAAAGAGAGTTTACTAATCTAGCAAACATCACCTTAATAGATAAAGAAAATGGTGATGATGAGATAGTTAGTAAGTTGATAGAACAGAAGAATAAACTTATCGAATTTTACAAAGATTTTTTATATATCACAGATAGCCATACTTTAACTAGAATGATCGAAAAAGCAGTGGACTTAGAGTATAAACATATTAGTGGATTGATGGAGTTTCTTTAAGTTCAAAAGCTTCTTTAAGTTCACCTAAATGTTTAATCAATTTATCTAAAACTCTTTCTTCTATTTCTAATTTTTTATAAATTAAATTCTTAGTTGCTTTAGATTGTAATTTTAACCACTCAATTTTACTTAATAAATCATTACTTAAATCTTGATCTTCATCTTTGGTTATTTTTAATTTAAAGTATTTAATTAATTTTTTCTTCAATTCGAGAATCTCTATTACACTTGGTTCTATTTCATTAACAACTCTACCACCAGATTTAATATACTTAGAATATTCTTTCATTGATTTTTTGATCATTCGAGATGTCCATTTATCTGGTGTTAAATTAAAACTAACTCGATAAATTGTTTCTAAATTTGCATCAACTAAATTAAGAACATTATTCATATCATCCGATTTTGATTTAAGTAACTTAAATAAAACTAAACCAAGTTCCTCATCGTGATCTTCTTCTTCTGGTAGTAAATCGAAATACCGCAATAATCTCAATTTAACTTCTGGTGAATCTATTACTTCTGACATGTCTGTATGAAAATCACCATCAATCGTGTATAACATTTTTGGTTCCTTTTAGATACTTAATTCTTTCGTTATATCTTCAACTAGAGAATTGGTTTCGGTTAGTTGTTCTGGTTCAGGATTTCGATTAAAATCTATTTCAGTTAATCTAAGATTATCATAGTTCATATTAAATTGTATCCGAGAGTTAATTTTTCCACCAAACCTATTTTTTAATACTTTTAAATAAAAATCATTCGGGGCTGTTTCTATATCTGAATGTAAAGCAAACAGAGCATCCGCATGATGAGCTATCTGAGCCGATTCAGATATATTCTCCATATCTATGTCTGAAGAATTAAAGCCGCCACGATTGCTCTGCGTAGCGGAAATAATTGGGATTTCAAACATATAACTAAGTGCTCTAAGTTCTTTCGCTATATCACCAACTCTTTCATAACTCCCACCACCATTAACCGCATTATTCGGCATCATTAAGTTTAAATAATCAACAAAGATAATATCCGGCTTGAATCCAGACAAAATTAATCTTTCAATATAGTTACCTAAAGTTAATGCTCGTAATGCACTTGGCGGAAATTCTTTAATAATTAATCCAGCACCATCAATAGTATTTATATTTTCAACGTTTTTTCTTATAGCATCAATATTATCTTCATCATCTAAAGAATCAATACACCGCTTAGTCATGTTTGCTGATATTCTTCGAGAGTATATTTGTTCAGTCATCTCTAAGGAAACAATTAGAACTTTCTTACCTAGAGGAATCATATTGGAAGCTAGATTGTGCATAGTCATAGATTTACCTAAACCAGCTTGTGCCATAAGAACGATTAAACATTTGCCATCTTCAGGAAATCCACCATTGCATAGATTATTTAGTTGTTCATATCCAGTATCCAACCTTTTTTCTGGTGTAGTTAAATCAAAGATATGTTCTTCGATATTTTCAAAGTAATTGAATCCTAAATCAAAATTGAAATCTAATCCAGAAATTCTTTGAAGTTCATTAATATATGGCGTTACTGTTCTATCTCGCATTATCTTTTCTGAATTGGAGAAAATCAAATAGAAAAAAGCTTTTGATTGATAGAATCCTTTAATTGATGACTGGATAAATAAATCATCAGCTTCTACATTTAGATTTGCGTAGGATGCAACTAAACTTGCTTCTTCGTTTTTACCTAAACCAATTAATAAGTTAGTCAATAATTCCATAGGTGGAATACTTTTATATTCTTTGTAATACCTAGAACCAACATGTAGAGCCCATTTAATAGTACTATTGTCGAAATACTCTTCTTTAAAATTTTCAGCAATAAATGGCGTATATTGTGGATCAGTCATAAATTTCTTTAGTATCAACCTTTCCACATAATCATTAGGTAAGTCTAAATTTGGTTCTGGTTTCTCTTGATTCTTAAACGAGGTAATTTCATACATGGTAGATTACTCTTTTTCAGTTGATGTTTTCAGTTCTTTCAAATCTTCTTCGGTCGGTTCTTCAATGACATATTCCTCAGAAGTAAATGCCAAATCTTTTTTACTTTTTTCATCAACTAAAGGAAGTAATATTTTCCACATCTCGTCTTTAACTTTTTTATCATTAAGTAGTTCTTTCTTGAACCAACTTTTATCTCCAGAGTACAGCGGAACTTTATAACGTGGTCCACTTTGTTCAATAAGTTTATATCCAACAGCAACTTCAAATAAACCATCAAAGGGGTCGTCTACCTCTAAGAAATTATTTGTCATTGTACAATTCAGGAATGGTCTAACATTATTAGTTTTACATGTAAAGAACGAAAGAGCATTACCTTGGAAGAAAGCATTTTTATCTTGTGCTCCAGAAGGAGTTTCTTTTTCAAATTTATGAGTACATTGGACAACTACCCTAGGCATGAACCTAGCTTTCTTTCCACCACCGAAGTTCTTAATCTTGGATGGATGCATTGCACTAGGATCATCATAAACATGGTTTAAGAGCAACACAGGGGTCTTTGTCTTTAATGCTGGTATAGTCATCCCAATAATCAAATCACCTATCTTACGAGCCGTTATACCCATATCAGTCTTATTCACTCCTTTATCTAAAGCATCAGTAAATAATTTGAAAGCTCTAACGGCTCCAAGTGAATCAAACACAATAATAAATCTAGCATCTGGATTATTTTCTTGGAACTCTTTAATTGTCTTTAGAATATTTAGACAGGTTATAATTGAATCCTCAGCATTCTCAACTAAGACATGTTCAACCTTAGTTAAGTCAATACCCATAGATACCATTAGTTTATATAATGAACCACCCTCAGTATCCACATAGAACGCATGAACGAAATTTTTATTCTCCATAGCGGACTTAATACACTTAGTGGCAATATAACTTTTTCCGGTCATACTTTCGCCATTAAGTAGAGTAAGTCTACCAGCAGGAATCCCGTTATACACACTCCCAGATAAAATGCGATTGAGTGCATAGTTTCCTGTGCTCACAAATTCTTCATCTGATGCGAACTTAGATTCAGCGAAACTTTCACTTCCTGTTTTCTTTCTTAACGCTTTTAATTGGCTTTTAAAATCCATTAGGTCAACTCCTTTATTTGGTTTTTGTTTATATTAAATGTTTTTATATTTTTATTTGAATCTACTTCATAAAATTCAAAATATAGTTTAGTTCTTTCCCTATAATGCTTACTAGAATAATAATAATTATGAGATACATCAAATAGTCTTAAGCAATCTTTACCCTCTGCTGGTTTTAATCCACGTCCAAGTGCCTGAATAACTCTACAAGTAGATGAGCCGGAACATAGAAATATAATATTATCTAAAACATCTATTGTTATTCCTACACCTAAACATGCCACATTAGCTACTAGAACATAATCATTTCGTTCTTTCATCAACATACGGACTTCTTCTCTATAATCCTGAGCCACACTTCCATCAATGTGCATCTTATGTTCTGAATCTATCATACTATAAAGTTTCTTTCCATATTCAATCGTATCAAATAACACTAGAGTATTTCCTGTTAGTTTAGAAGCAAGATTTGTTATGATAACATTTGATTCATGATCTCTTGTAAAAAAATCGACCTCTTGTAAATATATACTCTTGTCAGCCTCTTTGTCAAATTTTTTCTTAACTTTATGTTTGAATTTTATTGGAATGACCTGAACTTGTGATAAATGTCCATCGTCTTGTAATTTTTTTGGTGGTATATTACAGATAACCGCACCGAATAATCTTTTAATATTCCAGACATTATCTATATTATCTGGAAGGGTTGCTGTAAATCCTAATTTATATCTCGTCCCAAATCTCTTAACAAATCTAGTCAACCAGGATTTCTTACTGCAAAATTGAACTTCATCAATAATTAATAAATCTATTCTATCTGGAAGTTCTTTATTGTGTTTTTCAAGCCATTGTCTATTTGAAACTATCAAATGTTTTTTATCTGGATCTAATTTTAATTCTCTATGGTGTTTATCACTACTGAATCTAACTACTTCCATAGTATCAGGATAACCATAATCGTTCATGTCCTTACACATTTGAGTAACTAGTTGAGTGTTAGGAACAACAAGTAAAGCGGTTTTAAATGGAATACTTGAATTAAAACAAGACCGAGCA